GACTACTATCAATTCGTGGTAAGGCTGGATACTCAGACGGATAAAAGCTGCATCGAAAACGGAAGCTGGATGGAGCAGTTAACGGACTGGATCGAGGATAGGAACCGTAACAGAAACTTTCCTGATATCCAGGGTGGAACCGTCAAAACAGTAGGAGTATCAAGTCCGTTTTTTATGGGAGAGAATGGGCAGAACGAAGCATTATATCAAATGACAATTTTTATCGAATATAAGAAAGGAGCTCAGGTAAAATGAGAGAAGATTTAAGGCATTACATTGACACCACTATGGGAGCCGAAGAACAGAAGTATGCACTGCTGGGCGATGGTGTAGAATCCCTCACAGAGGAGATGAACCCGGAAGAGGATACGAAGCACTATATTAATATGGCAAAGGCATCCAATAAGGTAAAGTCCTATCAGAGAGCATTTGATGTGGACAAGGAAGACTGTGAAGATGATGATGTACAGAAAATGATCGATAAACTGGTGGATGATCTTCCTGTAGGCGCAAAGGCTCGCACATCTTTTATAAGACTACGCTTAAAAGATGCGGTACAGGGTGAGGAGGGAACCTATAAAGCAATCAAAGTGCCGTGTACAGTATCTGTTACTTCCAATGGTGGAGATGGCGGGGATTACGTTCACAATGTACTTAGTGTAAAGCAGGCTGGGGATGATATCAAAGGTAAATTTAATATCGAAACCAATACATTCACAGCGGATTCCGCAAAATAATACAGGTGTTAATAAATATTAACATATGTGGTGGACGCACCTCTCTGTCGTCCATCACATTCAGAGAGGATGGTAATATATGGAAAAAATTAATGCTATTAAGGGTGGCACAGAAGTACAGGTAAATGACAATGGCGATACGATTGTCTGCAATTTTGGAAGTCAGGAATTCTATGCAGATTTCACAGAACTGATAGATAATCTGGAAAAAGTTAAAAAATATGTATCTACGGAAGAATTTACGAGAAAACCGGAAATAGAGCAGCTTCGGATCATGATTGGAAAGACTAACGAGATCATGTCCGACATTGACAGAGTGTTCGGAGAAAGGACCTGCAAGAAGGTATTTGGTGAGATTACGCCGAGTCCTATCCTGATTACTGATTTTTTTGATCAGATTATCCCGATTGCACAGAGATATGCAAACGGAAGAAATAAGGAACTTTTGGAGAAATACAGCAGAGAAAGAGATGGTGGAAGCATAAACCACAACAGGAATCGTCAAAACCGAAGACACCATAAATAGTGGGGGAGTCATATGTTTAATATTATGTTGGATCAGCTTCCGACAGACTGGAAAGGATATCCTATTTCAGCTTCTTTCCGGACGGGAATAAAAATGTCCATGTGCATGTCGGATCCTGATTTATCGGATATGGAGCGATTTTATATTGCATCGTATTTGCTATTTCCCAAGGAATGTCCGGAACCGCAGGAAGCCGCGAAGGCGATTGAATGGTTCATGACAGAATTTAACCATGACAACTATCAACAGAAGAAAAACGAAGATATTATCATGGACTGGGATATGGACCAGTGGAGAATATATGCAGCTTTCCGCAACCAGTATCATATAGATCTGAATAAGGCAAAGATGCACTGGTTTGTATTTATGGGACTGTTGGGAAATCTTCAGGAGAACTCCCTGACACATGTAATGGATATACGGCAGAAAAAGATTACTTCAAAAATGTCGCAGGAAGAGAAAAACGCGTATAGGAGCGCCAAAAAGATATTTTGTATTAAGGCACCAAAGGATGAGAAAATCACACCTGAGGAGCAGGCAAGAATAGATGAATTTATGAAATATGCCAAAATCAATAAGTCGACAAAGAGCCAGTGAGCCAGTTGATACCGGATAGGTGTCGGCAGGCTCTTTTTTGATTAAGGAGGCATCATGGCAAAGTACGATACTGAGATCAGGTTACATTCTGATCTAGACAATTCAAAACTGGATAAGGGTGCTGACCACATCGAAAAAAAGCTGGATGAACTGGAGGAGAAAGCCAAGGACACCAGCCTGACACCGGAGGGATGGTCAAAAGAAGACTGGGATAAGTTCGAGAAGAATTTTGACAGTATCATGGAGCGGAATAAGAAGAAAGCCGAAGAGGCAGCGGAAGAAATGGCTAAGGCCAGCGCTGCGGTAGGCGAAGCAACGATTCCGCAGGACACGGTAGGGTATCAGCAGTATAATTCAGACGCAATCATGGCTCAGATTGACCAGCAGGCCAGTGCAGCTGATAAGGTCAGCGAAAAGGAAGAAAAGATTGCAGAGAAGATCAGGGAGCAGCAGGCAGCAGAACAACAGCTGATTGATATAAAAAACAATGCTGTGGTAGCTGATCAGAATATGGTTGCCCTGATGCAGGAGCAGGAGCAGATTATAGAACGGATGGCACTGTTGAAAAAGGCTGGAGTCACAGACGGATATCAGGAATATGATGAGCTGTCTGCTAGACTAGCGGAAATCAACAAAGAGGTCCATACAATCCGGAATGGTTTTTCTGAACTGGAATCCAAGGGAAGAAAAGCACTGGATTCCTGCGGAACCAGTGCAAAGAAATCGGGGGGCCTGTTATCTACAATGGCAAGCCGACTGAAGGGAATTCTGCTGAGTTTATTTATATTTAATTGGATATCTAAGGGATTCAATGCAATGGTATCCGCAATGAAAGAAGGCTTCCGGAATCTTGCTCAATATTCCAAGGACTATAATGCACAGATGTCTGCACTGAAAAGTAGCTGTGCTCAGTTTAAGAACAGCCTGGCAGCAGCATTTGAACCTATCGTCAATATGGCTATCCCATATCTGGTAAAGCTTATTAACTGGCTGATCAAGGCGGCGGATGCAATTGCCCAGTTTATGGCAATACTGCAAGGGAAAAGTACTTATACTCGGGCAAAAAAGCAGAATATTGATTATGCAAAGTCGTTGGACACTACTACGAAGTCTGCAAAGAAAGCGCTAGCAGCATTTGACGAGTTGAATGTACTCAGCGACCAGGGCGGAACTACGGCAGGTGGAGGAGAACTGACCGGTAAGGATGCTTTTGAAGAAGCTTCTGTGAATCCTAAAATGCTGGAAATGCTAGAAAAGGCTAAGAAATTATTGAAGATCATAAAGCCATTGGCTGTGGTAATAGGAATTACTCTTCTTGCTTGGCGGATAGCGGGACTGCTGAAGGATCTCAGAGGTCTTGTGCCGTATTTGTCCACGGCTTTCGGATTAATTATGCTGATTGCCGGGGTAGCATTGATGGTATATAACTATATGAAAATGTGGGAAAACGGTGTGGACTGGGAAGGTATTGTCGGATATGTTTCTGGATTGGCACTGGCGGTTGTAGGGTTATTGATATTGTTTGGACCGATAGCCGCTGGGATCGGACTGATTGTTGGTGGAGCAGCAGGGCTGATACTGGCACTGAAGTATATCACAGAAAACGGTTTGAATGCAAAGAATATGACATTGTTGCTGATCTCTGCCGGTGCGATACTGGCAGGGGTGTTTATTACACTCGGCGGAGCTGCAACTGTAGTTGTCGGTGCTGTAATGGCAGTAATAGCTGCTATAGCAGGTGTGGTTGTGTGGGCCGGAAATGGTGAGGAAGCATTGTCTACATTAAAAGATGAATTAAATTTGCTGGGAAAATTTGTAAAGAGTGTATTTGTAGGAGACTGGAAGGAAGCATTTGATGCAATTATTGTGTATGCAAAGAAAGCTACTAATCTCGGTAACATAATTGCTGAATCATTTTTAAAGTTATGGTTGAATGGTTTGAATACTCTTATTGATGCAATCAATTCATTTAAAATTGATATCCCCGACTGGGTACCTAAATGGGGTGGACAGACATGGAGCCCAAATTTAAAGAATATTCCGACAGATTTGCCACGACTTGCAGATGGCGCAGTGATCCAGGGTGGCAAACCATTTGCGGCAATCCTGGGTGATCAGCCCAGAGGGCAGACCAACATTGAAACACCGTTGGCTACTATGATGGAAGCATTCAAGCAGGCACAGGCGGAAAACGGTGGCGGTACATATACATTTGTAGCAAAGTTGAATGAGCGGGAGATCTTCCGGGAAACGGTGCGGCAGGATCGGATGTACAAGAATACACATGGACAGAGTGCATTTATTTAGGAAGGAGGGAGAGCAATGCCGGGAAAATTCAATGGATGGCTAATTAAATTCGGAGATGTGACTCTCCCTAATTCATTCCTGCTGGCTGATGGATGGGAGAGCACTCCAAACCAGAGAGTGGAAATAGATGCCTACAGAGATGCAAATATTTTGTTACATAGGGAAACGTCCCCGAACTTCAAAACAAAATTAAAGCTGAATATTCGGGAAATGAATC